GCTCACCGTCTAAGTAAACTTTGTAATTTTTACCCTCTTTATCGAAGTCGTTTACCTTGCGACTGATCAACTGCGGGAAATGTTCATCCCGGCACCTAACGTGTCGGTAGTAACCTTCCTCGCCATTAATCCGCACATGTACGTGCAGCTCCCACATTGAGTTATCAAACACTCCGTAAATAACATCACCCATTGCTTACCTCCTTAGTAAACCTAAATTTTCCAGACAAGTCAGACTGACTGCGGCCAGATCTGTTTGCCCACCCTTTGTCACTTGTTGAATATTTTTTGTGATGATCTTTGTGCATACCGGCATACTCCAGATATCGCCCGGATTGCCAGTCGTGTATGTACGTCACAAACTTTGATACGTCATGGTCCGACACAAAATCTTTCATAGCTTCCCTAACGAGCTTGCTGAAGTATTTTCTTTCAGCGTTGCTTGTTGGTTGAAAGTCTGTAAAACAGATTCGCGTGATTTCATGCACGCGCTTGTCATTCCATCTGGCTACTGGTCTGCCGATACTGCAAACGCCGATTATTTCCCCTCTGGTAAAAACCCAAGCATCGCCACAATCATCGTGTCGAATCATAACGTCATCGTTTGAGTCATCGAACCAGTCGTCCTGACAATCAACCAAGTCAGCAGGCAGGCACTTGAACCAATCGTCGCCACGCATGGCCACGTAAGTCATCTTGTGTCCTTGTGGTGGTTTGTTGGTCCGGTGATACCAGCTGTAGATTTGCTTTGCCAAAGCAAACTTTATAGGCACGATTCGTAAGTCGTTCATTTGTCGTGTGCCTTAACTAACTTTGAAGCCGGGTAAAGTTTTACCCTACCCAGCTCCTCGTCCAAAAATTTCACCTTCCCGGTTTTGGTATCCCGGCCCATGTACTGGCCATGGAAGGTGGTGCCTTTAACGCGCAATCTCATGACTGCGCGTCAGCCCCCAACTGAATTGCAAGCTTGGCGCCAAGATCACAAATCGCGTCATGGAACTTGTGATCGAAATGATCACCGCAGTAGAAGTGCGCAAACTCATGAAGTAACAGCGACAACTGCTGTTTGAAATTGCTAGGCGCAAACCAAGCTTTGCCGTTGTTGGCGTTTATATCCAGCCTGCATCCCAGAAGCCCACCTGTACCGTAAGCTGCCGAGAAGTTATGAACCTTCACCACGCTCACATGTAGCGGCCTGTCAATCAGATCCATGTGCAGCTTCTTAGCGTACTCAACGAATCTAGTTTGATTATCGGTCCAGTCAGACTGCGGCACCCTTGTTACAGGCTCTGCGTTAGGGTCATCGCTATATGGCTTAGGCGATGGTGTGATCTGGCCAGCTGGCTTAATCGCAGAAGATGCTTTTGCATTTCTCCACAAACCAGAACTCAAGCTGCCCCCGGTCACCACCGTGTAGCCCTGAGACATTGCGATCTTGTTAGCTTCTGGATCAGAAGGATCGTAAGCAACACGCTCCTCGCCAAATCTAGAAGTTAGCACTCGCTCGACAGACTCTGACGAAGCTCTTTCGTCAGCTGCTGCTGAACTGACCCAGTCGTCAGCGGCCTCATCATCATCGAGCAAGTGTCCAGCCTCGTTAAGCACCGCAACACGTAGCTGCGCTAAATAAGCTGGCGTGACATTGTCACGATCCATGTTCAATGGGATCTTTTGCTGAATGTTGATGTGCCACTTGTCGCCATCAAGACCAACGACTGGTATGCCCATCTCGTAGATCGTTGGCTCTTCGCCATCTTCTACTTCAAACAATTCAACCGTCGTCATTCTTGTTGTGCGCTTGAGGTTACCCTCGACATCAGAAGTGATAGTCGGCAGCTGCAAGTTAAACTCTATAACCTTTTTGTGTGGCGCCAGAACAAACTTGTTACCTAACACGTCGACACAAGTTTTAATATTGTCCGGGGTCAAAAAAGTTTTGACGTAAGACTCGAACTCTTGCACTTCAGACTTGCTGACTTTGAGCAGCCCATCAAAGTAAGAACCAGTTTCGGTTCTTGTTCTGATTGGTCGTCTGCCTTTGTCATCAAAACTAACAGCGCTGTTGACTGAAACTATCTTGGCTTTTTTGCAGATAGCCAACACAAGTTTTTCGCCAAGATTGAAACGACCACGTTTAGTCGGGTCGCTTTTCTTGTTGCTTGGATTAAACAAAGTGAACGCATCAGAAATATCTTGCCAGCCATTTGGATCATCGTCACTGACGACTACTCTATGGTTGTGAGATCCAGCTGAGTCCTTTTCGATCTGGACCCGAACCTCAGTGACCTCTTGGTCCCAAGCATTCTGAATAAGCTCTGCGATTGCGAAGGTGCGGCTTTTGCCGTTTAGTAATTGTTCGAGTCCCTTCTTGTTAACGTCGAACCAGTTATTTTTTGTTTCCATATTTATATCTCCGATTAATAAATGTACAGACATCCTACCACGTGCCGTGTCCAATTGCAAACTTTTATACAAGCAAATAAATACTTGTACATCGACACGGAATGTGCATAATGTATATATTGATGAACCAAACCGGAGAAAATTATGGTGACAAACAAAAAGCGTTTTTATAATCGCGTGCGCCGTACCTGTCTCAAGCATGATATTGATATCCAGCTTGATGGTGCGCCACGTAACTGGCGTTCAGTGCAGCTGCTCAAAGATGGGCAGCTGTTGTTGGGCGATTATGCTGAGGGCCGTCGTCCTCTTGATATTGACTGGCAGCGCATGCATGAAGAGCTGACCAAGTATGGATTCGTCGGAGGTGCTAAGTGAATATCTTTCTTAGCGAGATAGAGATCAAGGTCATCGAAAAGATAAAGTCAGAAGACCTTACCGTCGCCCAGTATATTAATAAATTTTTTGCAAACAAACCGCAAGAGCTACACGACTTTCTAGATAAAGAGCGTGAGCATTTGTTATTGTCTGGAGAGTTTTATGAGCAATCCTAAAAAACAAATTCGTAACATCTACGGCTACTGCCGTGTGTCCACCACCGAGCAAGCTGAGAACGGGATCTCTATCGATACCCAGCAAGAGCTGATCTCTGAGTTTGTGCGCGATAAATTTAACCGCGATGTTACTGAGTGGTTTGTAGATGCTGGCGTATCTGGAACCGTGCCGATTATGGAGCGTGAGCAGTGTCGGGCCATGACCGATGTGATCGATGAGTATGACATCGTCATTGCTACCCGGATCGACAGACTATCACGTAGCTGCAACGATCTACTGCAAACGATTCCGCATCTAGAAGAAAGCGGTGTGACTTTGTATCTGTGCGAACAATTCAACGACATGCCTGTGGTCTATCCCAAAGAGATGGCTGCAAAAGGTTTAGAGTCTAAGTACGACATGAACTCGCTGGTGAACCAGATTATGTTGATGGTTTTGTCAGCTGTCGCTGAGATGGAGTTTGAGAACACCAAGAAGAAATTTGCAGAAGGCAAAATTGCTTGGGCGCAGCGTGGATACTCAATCGGCGGATCCGCACCATTTGGCTTTGAGTTTGAAGAAGAACGACTGCCACAAGGTAACCGCATGAAAACGCGCAAAAAACTTGTGGAGATACCTGAAGAGCAAGCTGTGATTAAAACCATACAGAAATGCAAACAGCGGGGCCTTGGTGCTAGACGTATTGCAAAGCAGGTTGCCAACACGCACGCAGGCTATGAAGACTTTTCGCCAAACAAAGTCGTCAAGATCCTAAATCGCAAGTTTCAGGGAGTAGCTTCCTAGTTGCGTTTTATTAGTTATAATGCTAGTAGCACAGGACTAGCATATGACTACACTTGAAAACATAGAAGCGGCGATTGCGAAAATAGATTCGATACTGTTGCTCGACTACATCACGGGTCCAGTGCGCGAAGAATTAACACACATCAAAGCGTATTTAGAAAGCGCAAAAGCGGACCTTAGCTGATGGCTAATATTAACGGGTGGGGCAGAGGCGCATGGGATGAAGGCGCTTGGGGAACCGCACTACCTGTTAACGTAACCGGGCAAGCGATTACGTCTGGTATCGGATCTTTATCTGTCACAGCCGCAGCCAATCAAACACCGACTGGTCAAGCGATCACATCAGGCCTTGGCGCATTATCTGTCGTCGCACAAGCAAACCAAGCGCTCACTGGTCAGGCTATAACTTCTGGCGTTGGATCGGTATCTGTCGTTGCGCAAGCTAACGTCACGCCTACAGGCAGAGCCGTTACATCAGCATTGGGATCCGTCGAAGTACACCACAACGCTGTTGCAGAAATAACTGGCTTGTCTATGACTTCTGCGCTTGGATCAGTCACCACAAACGCAGCTGCAAATGTAACACCGACGGGTCAGTCAGCAACAGCTAGTGTAGGCACAATTTTGGTGTATGGCGAAATAGATACGTCACAAACACCAGATTACGCTACAATATCCACAACACAAACTCCCGGTTATGAAGAGATAAAAGCAGGCCGAGATGCAGCTTAAGATTTTTTTGCTATAATGCAGAAAGGAGAATAGAAAATGGCAACCTATGTAAATGACCTCAGATTAAAAGAGATCGGTACCGGAGAGTCTTCAGGAACTTGGGGAACAGAAACGAATGTTAACCTTGAATTAATTGGTGAAGCTCTTTCTTTTGGCACCGAAGCCATAACCACCAACGCCGATACTCACACTTCTACAGTAGCCGATGGCGCTACAGATCCAGCGCGATCTATGTTTATTAAGTACACCGGCACACTTGATTCAGCTTGCACAATTACCATCGCACCGAACACATTAAGCCGTGTTCATTTTATTGAAAACGGCACCTCTGGCTCACAAAATATTATTATTTCACAAGGTAGTGGGGCGAATGTAACGATCCCGCCGGGAGACGTGAAAGTCGTTTATCTGGATGGCGCCGGTAGTGGCGCTGCTGTAGTCGATGCTTTTGCAAGTCTTAGCGTAGTAGATCTAAAAGTACAAGACGATTTAACCGTAACTGACGA